ATGCCTCAAATTATTAACGGCTATGCAATAAGTAACCAACCGAGAGATACAACCGCTGATCCTACATTTGTTTCGGATATAGTGGCCGCGGGTGCAGACGTAACAATAGAATATCCATCACAATATAGAGCGGTAGCATCATCAGTGTCAATACAAAACAGAGACGGAGTTAATCCGCTACAATATTCCGTTAATGGACAACCATTATTGACACTTACAACAGGCGGAGAGCAAAATATTAATCAACAAAATATCGTTAGAGTTAGAATAATTGCAGGAGCAGCAGGAGTTGCCCAGGTTCTTGGAGAAGTGACCACAATGCCATTATCCACAGAATCTCAAAGATTTAGAAGTGTGAGAGGATCATTATAATGACATTTTCTGGAGGAGGGTCAAATATTACGTTGCCGCATACCCATGATTCACTAATTACAAATGATGGAGGCTCACTTAATATGAAAAATATTACCCAGGGTGCATTATCATCAGGATCTATAACATATTCAGATGGAAACCACTTGCAAGAGCTTTTAGTTGGAACACCTACGCATGTTCTCACCGTTTCGGGTGGTAATCTTCCCGTATGGTCTGCGGCCGCCGCTTCTGGAATTACTAATCCTATAACGGTAGAATCACAAAGTAGAGATTTAGATGATTGGATAAAGGCGTGTTTGTAAATGGTCGATCCTGTTTCTTTAAAATCTGGCATGGGTTCAAGTGTATTTTTATTTGATGCTAATACATCAGTGATAACATTATTCCCCCCCAGTGTTACAAGTAATTCAGCACAAAGTTTGCGGGCTTCCGGTGTAAGTGGTGGTTCTGCTTACCAGGTTCCTGTGGGATATAAATTAAACATTATGAGTATTGCAAGTACGGGCGGAGATGGAACAACAAAAATTTTCGACGGTGGTTTAGATTCTAACGCGGGGACTTTAATGATTCAATTTGCTAACACACTAACAGCAGAAGGAATGGGAACCGTTCCTGTCAATATTCCATTTGTGGCGGGTGACTATGTTAACGCGGAAATGTCTGGCGCTACTAATACCATCATTTGTACTGGAATTTTGACAACCGTATAAAAAAAAGGAATTGATTTATCTTAATGATAAATCTAGTTTTTTACTACACTTAGCGCAACCATCAACTAATTTATTTGGACTTAGAATTCTATTACACTTACCGCAGAAAAACTGAATCCTAAATCTGATAGGATCACCGAGCAATTCCAAAGCCTGGAGCAGACTGTCGTCCAATTTTATTTCAAACAGATACCGTCTTTACACCGTGGCAGCGCGTCAGCGCGGAGCGGGTTTGGGTGGGAGCACTGCTCACACTGGCAAACTTCTTCAATCCAGTATTGCAATCTAGCATAAACTTTGTCTAAGTCGTTTTGTTTGGTATTATAACCCAAATCAAAAGCTAAATCCCAATGATCAGACAATTCTTCTGTAATTTGTCCAAATGTCAAATGTTTTTCATGCCAAGTCTTCCCCATTGCTAATAGTTGTGTCACACGTTGTTGAGCTTCTTTTAAAGTCATTAATTATCCTCCCTACCTCCCTACTAATAAATCTTAATCCAAAGAAATCAACAAACTACTTAAAAAAATTTAATACCTTCGGCAATCCAAACCCACCCATCCCAACCTAAATCAAGTTTGGTAATATAGGATAGATACACACATACTTAACCTTTAGGAAAGGGGAATCCAAAGGGGAGAACCCTTTTTTTATGGGTATTTGGAGGGTTTAGGTAGGTTAATTAAGTTATACTCCTTAGTTTCTACTGTGGAATCAAACATCTTTTACTATATCATGGTCATGGTATGCTCTTTACTTGCGTGCCTTTCCTGCGTTGTGTGTTTTAGGATTTACTTTAACAGTGATAAAATTAACAAGAAAAGGATTGTCCAGGTTCAGGAGGATCTTACAGAAGTAATGAAGGAAAATAAAAGCCTTAAGGGTTCCTTAGCAATGGCAAAAAACCCAAAACTTCCAGATGATTTGGATGCATCAAACCTGGGAGACGTTGCCCTTAATCTAATACCTAAAAAATATCATAAAATCGCTAGACCTTTAATTCCAAAACTAGAGGAATATATCGCAAACAATCCAGAAAAACTAGAGGAAATAGTAAATAAAGTTAAAGGAGTGAATCAAAACGCCAAACAAGATGCCAGTAGTGAAACGATATCAAGCCTGTAAAGCTTGCGCTGATACCGTCACAGGTGTCCCAACTGGACAAATTAGAACAGTAGATAGCAGCCACTATGAAACTAGATTTAACAAGATTGATCCAATATACAATACTACTCAAGATTGCCCAGTCTGCAAGGGAGAAAAATACTTTTTTGCTTAATGTTTTAGAATTATTTTGCGGCCGCGGCGGTTGGTCTAAACCCTTTTTAAATAATGGTCATAAGTGTACGGGAATTGATATTAAAAATTTTGGTTATCCTGGTAAATTTATCCAGGCGGATTTAATGGACTATGAACCTGAAGATAAATTTGATGTTATTTTTGCCTCTCCCCCATGCTCAGAATTTTCAGAAGTGAAGAGAAACTGCGGCCATCCATATGATGAAAGACAAGGCTTAGATTTAGTTTATAGAGCTTTTTATCTTATTAAAAAATTAAAACCTAGATGGTTTATTTTGGAGAATGTAAAAGGACTGGCAGAATTTATAGGAGAACCAAATCAAAAAATAAGATATGGCAAAAGCAGAAAATACGCCTATTTATGGACTAACATAGGAAATTTGGGTTTTTTTGACTATGATTTTTCAGATTATAAGAGAGATAAATTATATCATGGGAAAATGTCAGGATGGGAAGCGTGAAAAACTGGAGTGAGGGGGGAAATACCCAAAACATTAGCTAATGAAATATTTAAAAAAATTTCTTAAGTAATTTTAAGATAAAAATTTGCCAATATAACCAAAGTTTAGTTAAAAAGACCATGCATCCGTAGTACGTTTTGCCCTTCTTTTAACTTTACGTCTCGCAGTTGACTTTGGACGATAAGCCCGTTTTCGTTTTAATGTTAACATTCCTTTTCTAGTTGTACGTCTTTTGCGTGTAGTGGTTTTTCTTCTTTTTGTTTTACCTTTTCTAAGCCTTCGCATTTTTGCCCCCCATGCTTTGGCTTCTTTGCTACCTTTTCTCATTAAGATACTTTAACTCCTAAAGAACTATAATGACTTTTAGCGGCAGATGATAAACTAGGAACTGTTGCACTTGAACCACTAGACCATGTTATAGTGTTTGATCCTGTGCGGCCTGCTCCTCCCGCATCACTTTGAGCCACTGCACTCGAATTTGCTGCTCCTGGTACCTTTGTACTCTCTCCATAAACTATATTTTTAAACTCCCAAACGGGTTTTAATAATCCTGATAATCCTGTTCCTGTTCCTACTCCCAAATCTCCTATACCTCTACCAATACTGCTTAAACTTGTGCCTAGTCCAGTCCCAGCAGACGTTAAGGCGGCCGCTGATTGACTGGCTTCGGCGGGTCGAGCTATTACGTTACCCAAAAACAAAACCATAGCGCCCACTGCAACTAAAGGGAAGATTTTTGACCATACGACCATGTACGAAATTAGGCAGTGGTTATTAATAAATATATAAGGAAAGTGATAGATCATATACGATATTCGCCAAATCTTTATTAATATCGTACATTCTAAACTAGTATGGCATTTAAACTAAAAACAGGTAAAACATTAAATAAATTTCTAGCAGGAATGGGCATTGCTACGGGTATAGGACTAATTGCTAGTGCAATCTCACCAAATATGGCAGGATCAGGATTACTTAAAGCCGCAGAAGGTATAACCGCTTACAGTGTAGGAGGTATAGAAGCGGCCGCGGGTGCAATCATTCCAATGTTAGCTGGTGGTAGTTTAACTGCCTTTACAGGTGCTAATTCTATGGGAAACGTACAGGAGAGTAGTCTATAATGTCCGTTCCACTAATGCGATCATATACGACAACAGGAGCAGCACTAAATATTTTTACACCATCTACAGATGACGTCACAGGTTTAACAATACAACAATTAAACAGATCAAACACAATTTTAGACTGTGTAAATAATCCAGATCCTCCTGGAGCCGCCGCATATCAGACAAATATCCTAGTAAACGGAATACAGAGTGGTGTGTCCAACTTTTCTGTAGCAAGCTCTGCCGCATCGGCAGGCCGCGTAGTTTTTGGAAATATTCCAATTACAGTTGGTGGGCAAGCTGGTGGAAAACAGTTGAGTTTCCAATCTGCACAAGTAGCCACGGGCGGTGGTATAGCCGCTTATTCATTTTTGATGAAATACGACAATTTGTTTTAGGAGTGGCATAAATGCCTCAAATTATTAACGGCTATGCAATAAGTAACCAACCGAGAGATACAACCGCTGATCCTACATTTGTTTCGGATATAGTGGCCGCGGGTGCAGACGTAACAATAGAATATCCATCACAA